AATAAAAAGAATCTGAACAAAGAAAATGTAGCTAAAGCTTTTAAAATGACTTTACATCTTCACTAGTAAGAGGATGATAAATCATATAAGCATCAACCTGATTTAATTTGATTACGTCACCAAGATCAGGACGATCTACAGTTAAAGTAAAATGTTTATCCTGACTGTTACATACATCCCAAATGGCTGGCAGATAGTCGAAAGATTCATCATCTACTTTAATAGCCAATATACATAGTTGATTTGGTTTAGTAGGTGCATGTTGATTTGAAAGCCAAGCCATCTTTTCTTCGCTCCATAGAAATGCAAAAAGCCCATCTATTAGATGAGCTTTAGAAAAAGATAAGCCATAAACAAAATACGACCATCTTAATAAAACTATACGTCAATTTTCAGAATAATGAAAACTTTATGATTGTAACTCTTTGTAAGTATCCTTTCGGTATTGTCGTATTGTTTCTTCTGCATCCTGAATAGCCTGTTCCAAAGCTGCCTGCATCATTTTCTCGTATGTTTTCCATGTCATTCGATACACATCTACAGACATTTTATTAGCAGGAATACCCGCATAATATAATCGCCCCATTGATGTAAAGTTCTTTTCAAGTTCAGGATTTAAAGTGAAATCAATTACCATTCTGGCAACTAACCACGACAAGTGATAAATAGCTATATGTTCTGGCTCACGTTTTTTATCTTTCTCAGCTTCATTCATCATAATATGAGCAAGATAATTACGAATATAATCATAATCACTTTCAGATTTACCATTAAAGATAATTAAAGCTGTAATCGACTTTTCGAGTTGTGTTTTCATCTTAGCTATTGCACCTAATCTGTCTTGGAAATCAATCGGTTTAGAACCTGTAGAATGCCCAGCACGTATGAAATCCAATGATTGTGCAGTTAAACCTTTTGCTAGCCATTCAAATTGTGTGAACTGATTAATAACAGTTACTTCTACGCCCATCTGTATAACCTCACTTCTTAATTTTCATGGCCCAAATCAACATACAAGCATCTCGCTGTTCTTGATTTGTTCGCCCTTGCCAACCTGTCACCCGGTTAAAGCTTTCTGAATCTAATTTCGTTCTAGTTGGTTTAATCATTAAAACAGGAATACCCTTTGACTCCGCCATCTGAACCAGTAATTTACCCGTAGCATGATTCTCACCAACATTCTTTGCCGTGCGCTCTGCAACTAAACGACTTTGAATATTTCGGAAATTAGATTTCGTATTTAACCAACCAGCTTCAATTACTACTTTCTTTATCAAGTCGCGATTCGTATCAAATAAAGTAATCACCTCATGAAATGCCAGATTTTTTAATTCCAAATGTGTTGCACTTTTAATTGCAACACCTGATTTTTCAAGATCAGGATCAATACCAATAATGATTTCACTCATCAAAATTACTCAGTTCAACTTCTTTGATGTTCCCGAATCAATCCATTTTCATCGGGACCCTGTTTCCATTGAGATTTAAGTAATTTAAATATTTAAACGGCGACAAATACTGAAGTAATATTTACTTCTACTATTTGTTTAAACTTCTTTGTCTTTCAGCTTCTAAGATAGCTTCAGGCACTAAACTCATAGCAAGTTTGACATCAGTTGCTGGACAACCGAAAAATCCCCCTTTCTCTAAATGCCCTATTACAAACTTACCATCTTGATCTATCTGATCTACTACACCATAACCATGAATATGAGTACCATCCGTTTCAGCTCTATTTGACGAATAAAAATCAACTAATACCCTACTGCCTACTTGAACTGAATTGTCTTTTATAAGTTCGACTGTTTCACCTTTCAAAATGGCTTCGATATTTTGCAAAGTTTCACGGATTACAAAAGCTTGGTTACGTTTTGAGATTCCAAAGCTCAAGTTACATTCAGTTTGTCTACACATTCCGATTTCATTATTAATCGCCTCTAAAGCAAGTTTAATTAAACTTTCTGGTGCAGTAATTCGTGCGTGATGTAAGTTTGTAAAGCTCGAATACACTTGTTCATATTTCCACTCATAAAAGACTCGACGCCCATTAAATTCGCCAAAACCACACACCAGGCAAGCTTTATCAAAACCATGTTTACACTTATCCATAGATGCACCTATTACTTAACCCATGCACAAGAGTATTGAGTACCATTAACCCAATAAATATCATGTGTTTTGCATACTTCTATACTGTTAAATATTGAAAAACCTACACCTAGAAATACAAGCATGATAAGTAAGACAATCAACAACCAATTAGTTTGGTTTCTTCCCATATTAGCCACCCTTTTTAGGTCTCAAGAAAACTGGGTTAAAATACGAATCCAATATTTTTAAAGCTCTACATCCATTTACTCTTTTATCGTCACCACATATGAAAAATTCACGATAGTAGTTCTTCCCGCAGAAATGGTAACGGCATCTTTCACGGTAATAATTAATTGTAGGAAGGATAGTATTAACGGGGTCTTTTTGAGACCACCAATCCCATTCCTCTTGAGGCGGCATAGCAAAATAGACATCCAGTTCAGTTGCAATTAATTCACCGTTATCCGGGCCGCCAATTGCCTCAACATAAAAAATCAATTTTCCCCTACCTTGAGCGCTTGCTCTGCCCTTTTCAGGATCATCATTTTTCTTCTAGTACATGCATTAAAATCTTGGGTTTTAAATGATCCGATTACGGCAGCACGCATTTTGCTTAATGTGTCCGTAGCTTTTAAGCGATCTTCTAACCATTTCACCCGCTTTTGCAGCTCTGCTTTCTCATCTCTTAAACCAAGCAGTTTTTCAGCTTGTGTTTCAATCACTTCGTTTTGATAAACGAGCTTTTGACCTTGCTCTTTTATGTTGTCGTTAAGCATCTGATTTCTGCGTTGCAGCTCCTCCACTTTCGCTTGATGGTGCTGTAAGTACTCATGAAGGTTAAGGCTGTCTGGATGAGCTTCAATAAATTCCTCCCATCCATTTCTTACATGTCTTAACCACCCATCTGCATCGCCAAAATTTCTATTATTGTGATCAGCAATATAGCCATCTAACGAATATGTTATTTTTTCAGCGATAACTTTATATTTATCCATCTCAAACATCCTTTGATTCAAAGTAAAAGGTCACAGGCTTCTGGATGAACTCAACCAATCCAAAGCGCATTAAGTGGCGTATCTGAGAGCAGTCACGAGGCACTTGAATATCACGATAGTGCGCTAGAAGAGAGCGCCAAGACTCTAAAGACAATGAACGCTTGTTGTGATTACAAGCAGTGCATGCTGGCATTAAGTTTTCGTATGTATCGTTTTCAGGTTTTTCAGGCTTTCCTGTAGTTAAGTCACGGACTACTGCAACTAGATGATCTGCATGCCACTTGTCACCGAGCAACTCACCACAATAGGCACAATGGCCGTCATACTTCTGTTTTAACTCTTCGCGTTGTTTTTTATTTAGCCTCATGATCTTTCACCTCACAAAGCGGGCTGATGCGGTTTTCTATGGGGAAGTCGTCGCCTAGCAACTCTAGAAAGTTCTCGTGCAAGACTTTTGCAAACTCTGGATGTAACTCTTGTAAGCTCCCAATTGGCTTAGGCAGAGAAGGCATGTCAATGCGGTGGCCTACTGCGATTTCTTCAGTGGTTGCTGGATTGAACATTGCTGAACCATAAATACCCTGTAGCATTTTTAATTCTTTGCCATCTTTTAATGGAACAACCTCAACTGCGTCTGTATATACGTAAACGACTTTCCACAATGAAGTTGACTTGCTAGGCTGGTTAAAAGTATTTCGCTTAACAAGTATTTGACCAACTTTAAACTCACTCATGGCTGGCTCCTTTAAACATCGACCACACAAACGCTAGATACCCAATCAAACAAACAACACCGATAAACGTTGTCTTAAATCCCGCATAAAGAATTGCACTGGCGATAAGAAGTACTGCAACTTCCTGTTGATATTTACTCATCCCCGCCTCCGTATATTGATTCGTATGCTGCAATAGCAGCTAGCAATGGCTGGTTATATACAAAACAATCTTTATGAGCTTCTGAACGTGCTGCTTTTAATCCACCTAAGCTATCTACTAAATCAACCGACTCCACGAGACGCTTGAGGTCTGAAAGCATCACATCCCTACTAAACCAAACCCCTCTTGTGTATTGGTTAATAACAACGTTGTATCCTTTGTACCCTTCTGGCGCACCCTCAACAACCTCTCGCGCCTTCTCTACCCCAAACTCACGAATAAAATGTTCTGGTTTCATTGTTGTTCTCCGTCATGTCCTGTCATGGCTTCCTGCTTAAACTGGTCTAGCATTTTCAGCTTTCTTAATTTCTCATAGAGGTTCGCTGCTGCTCTTGTTTCTTTATTGCGAGTACCGAGGTTGTAATCTCTGCGGAGCTTCATCATTGCGTTGTAATCTACAAATTCGATCATATCGCCACCCAAAATAGTTGTTTTGCCTTGTCGGTTGGTTTGAGTCCCATTGGTCGTGCATTATCAGATTGCAAATAACCGGCTTCTCTTAATTGGAATGCGAAGCGTTTTGATTTTGAATAATTACAGCCGATCCATTCTTGAATATCCGAGATAGAAGTCTTGCCACGTTTTTCAATTGAGTTCTTTAAAACCAAAGCCATTTTTTCGAATTGTTCTACTGTGCTGTGTTGCTTCATACCGCTTCTCCAAATAGGTCAGGCTGCATGTCTTTCTCGGTACCTGCTTGAGCAATACGTTCTTGTGCTATTTCGAAGTACTTCTGCTCTTGCTCAATCCCAATGAATGAACGACCTGTATTTACACAAGCAACACCAGTGGTACCGCTTCCCATTGTGTTGTCTAGAACTGTTTCGCCTTCGTTTGTGTATGTGCGAATCAAGTACTCACAAAGAGCAACTGGCTTCTGTGTTGGATGGAAATTAGCTTTTTGCTTATCACTACTGAATAACTGAACTGAACGTGGGTACCGCTCTGTTGAGTCATAAGATTTGATATTTACTTGCTTGCCGTAATGCTCTGACCCAATGTCTTTACGCTTAGCTGTTTTACGTTCATGCCCAAAAGTTTTCATCGGGTTGAATGTCGGTTTAGCTTTGTAAAACACAAGAATGTTTTCATGTGCACGTAATGGCTGGAATTGAGCATTAAAGAATCCTGTAGCTGCTGGCTTCTCCCATATCCACTCATAGCGGAATAGCTTTAGGTTTGATGTTGCAAGTACTGCCGTGAATGGATGCGCAGCGAATAAGACAATCGCGCCATTCTCTTTGATTACTCGTTCGTACTGTTCCCAAAGTGGCTCAAACGGAATAACGGCATCCCAGCTGCAGCAAGTGGTACCGTATGGCAAATCGCAAAGGATCATATCCACAGTACCCGTTTCAATTTCCTTCATGCGCTCGAGGCAATCGCCTAACATAAGATTATGTTTCACGCTGCACCTCTCTCTTCCACTGGAAATGACATGCCTACGAAACGACAAATATCTAAGCGATCCTGAACCTTTACAGATCCGCGCTTCCCGTGACGGTTTTTAGCAATGATTAATTCAGTTACACCTGTAGGTGCATTTGTCTCTTTTTCGAGTAATGGGTGGACCATGATAATTTGGTCTGCATCCTGTTCAATTTGACCTGAGTCTTTAAGGTCGCTTGCAACAGGTTTATGTCCTTCTGCTGCTCGGTTGAGTTGAGCTAATGCAATTACTGGACAATCAAACTCTTTAGCCATAGCTTTTAAATCACGGCTAATTGATGCAACTTCTTGAACGCGATCTTTTTTAGATGGGTCACGGATTAAACCCAAGTAGTCCACGATGATGCAGCCTATAGCCTTGTATTTGCGTTTTGCTTTACGCGCATAGCTTTGGATTTCAGAAATTGTTGGCTTCTGCTTCTCTTCAATAAAAATTGGAAGGTTGCGGAACTGAGCTATCGTGCCAGTAAGCTTTTCAAACATCCCGTCATAAATTTCCCCGTTGTGAAGATTGTTATATGGGATATGCCCTAATGCTGAGATCATGCGGTTGGTTAGGGTTGGTGTGTCCATCTCAGCAGAGATAAATAAAACAGGCATGTTGTAGCGCTTAGCAGTTTGCATTGCACACATCTGCGCGAGTGTTGACTTGCCACTACCCGGACGACCACCAATTACGCAAAAATGTCCTTTCTCGATTGTGCCAAGAAGGTTATCAAGATGAGGAATATTGAACTGGACACCTATGAAGCCCTTATCTTCTTTTTGAGCAATTTTCTTTTCGAATCTTTCAAGAGTTTTTTCTAGTGCTTGATTGAAATCGAAACTAGTCTGCTTAGCCTCTAAGGTGCTGCTTGAAGTGCTGAATAGGTTCTCAGCTTCAAGGTAAATGTCACTTACTGTTAAGTCTTTAGCGCGTCCAGCAATAGCTAAACCAATACCTTCAACTTCACGATGGTTTTTTAACTTAGTTAATTCTGCGACAAAGTATTCAAGGTGATGGACACTACCAATAGCGCTATTAAGTTGAATTAAATATTCTTCACCGCCGATATCGTTAAGCAGATTTCTTTCTTGTAGATGCTTGCCAACGAATACTGCGTCATACGGCATATCAGCATTTGATAACTCAACAATGGCGCGATAAATGATTTTGTGTCGTCCAGCGAAGAAATGTTCCTCAGTCAAATCGTTTGCAACTACTTCAAGTGAGTTGCTTGTTGTCATGAGTGCAACAAGAACACTCTGCTCAATAGAAATATTTTGGATATCAGAACTCATTACCAATCTCCATAATTAAGATCAGCATTTTTCATATCTGCTGGTGTTTGTTGTTGTGCAGAACCATTCAAAGTTTCAAATGCTGGCTTCCAGTTGTAACGACTAGCAAACCCAATCCACGATTCACTCAAAACAATACGAGCTGCATCATTAGTTGAAATCCCTGCATTGCAGCTTTCGTGGTAATGCTTGATCACAGCATCAAGAGTTAATGGTTTTTTAAGGGTCTTACGGTATTCATTGAATCGTTTAGCAACCTCAAGATCTAAACCGATAGCGACAAGAGCTTCACATGGTTTCTTCCCTTTCAAGATTTTTTCAAGCTCAGCCGTGCTTAACTTACTATCTGTAGTAATCTCTGTAGTATTCTCTGTATATGTGTCACCCTCCAGGTGGGGAGGGTCTTCCCTGTAGGGTGGGAGGTCATGACTTTCAAGTGAGGAGGGTCCTACCGTAGAAGTTAGGAGGGTGGTCACTTCAAAGAGAACATGGGTAACTAATTCAATGAACAAAACATTGCTAAGTTTTTGACCATTTACATCTACAGAGCGGAAATGACGCTTGATCACGCCGAACTTTTCAAGACGATCTAATGCTTCTTTAACTTGCTTCCTTGAGAACCCAAATTGATCTGCTAGACTCTGATATGAGCGTTGCAATAAATCAGCTTTGAATTTTTTCTTTACCGAAACGATATGCCCAGAATCTTCATCACGGACAATAGTCGGACGGTGCCAATAAACAATTTCTGAAAGCAAAATGACCGCATTTGTATCGGGCTTTCCATTTTCCAATTTGAAAGTATTAAACCAATTAGCAGGAATGACATTGCCTTCAATATTGAGGCTGGCAATTTTGTCTACAACCGGATGACCTGTGGTGTATAAGCTCATACAACACCACCTTGCTTAAATTCCTTATACAGCTCATCAATTTCTTCAATGAAGAAACTATCTAAATCAGAGTCATATAAGCGTTTTAAAGCTCCATATCGATTTACAAACTCAGGGTACTTAGATTCGTACCACTGAATAAATTTAAAAGTGGTTTTACTCATCTAGTTCCCCTTCTCTACTGTTTCTGCTAATATTGAATAGTTCATTTAATCCACCTTGTTTGAACACTAAGCCTGATTTACGAGATCAGGCTTTTTCTTTATATCCAAGCTCAAAACACATGCCGAAATCTTCAATGTCATCTTGAAAAAGATCGTCAATTGTTTGTTTGCTTTCCATCCACGCTTTTGACATCACAAAAAGCGCATTTAGTTTTTCCTCGCTAATCATTCGATATTTCTTGAGGACAGTCTTAAATCCAAGAATGTCCAACAGCACTAAACAGTTCTCAAGCTCAGTCAAGCCATTGGATTTTCTATCATTTTTCATTCGTGATAATGTGCTTGGATCAATCCCCAACTGTTCAGCAACCTGACTTTGATTGCTTGATGCAAGGGCTTGCAAAACTCTAGAAACTTCATTTCTAGCCCTTGCACTCAATTCGGTTGATACTTTGCTCATGGTTTAGTTCCTAAGCGGTTAATTGTTTTGAACAATATTTCTTCCATAAGTTTTCTAGTTTTTTTCCTAGATCATATGAAAGGCGTTTCCCACATAACCCGCGCTCTAAATCACTAACGTAGTTCTGTGAGCAACCGATTTCTGTGGCTATGAATGTCTGAGTAAGACCCTTTTCCCTTAACTCAGAGAT